GAGGTTCTACGAAGAACTCAGTGAGACAGTTAACCCAGAACTAGAGTCATATAGACTATCGCTAGCTCATACACAATGGAGAGCACTCAAGTTAGCTGGAGCATTTGCTCAAGTAGATAACAGAACTACAGTGTTAGTAGGAGACTTTGCAGAAGCACTACATTATTGTGAATCAACACAGCAAGATATCGAACAGTTCAACATAGAATTAAACAAGGAATCATACGAGCTACTAGATGACTACATGAACTCTATATACAAGGATGAACCTGTAGATATCAATGCTCACAGATTAGTTAAGTTGGGCTATATAGATACAGCAAGAGGTGTACAGACTAAACTGAGAGACTTAGCAGATATGGCTAACGATATTAGTGATGGTATATACACAGCAGATGGTACTAAGATGACCTACGAGAAGCTAGTAAACAAAGATGTTGTAGGAGCTTCATACATGCAGTGTAAGGGAGACAAGGACACTAGAGCTAAACAGTGTGCTAAAGGCTATGAGTACAAAGAAGTAGGCTTTCCTAAACTAGCATCGTTACTATGTAAGGATACAGCATTCAGCACATTCGAGTTTAAAGATGGAGTAAGAGGTAATGACCATATCATTGGAGGTACATCCTGGATAGTCTTAGACGTAGATGAGAGTGATGTAACAGATGAGGAAGCACATGACATGTTATGTGAATATAATCATCACATTGCTAGGACATCTAATCAACAGAACCCATTTAAGTTCAGAGTTATACTTGAACTAGATAAGTATGTAACTGTAGATGGACCTAAGTGGAAGAAGTTTATACATAGTATCTGTAAATACGTAGGTATTACTGCAGACTTGCTTGGACCTGCTCAAGTGTATTTTGGATACCAAGACAGGACAGTATTAAGCACTTTAGATGCTGACAGTATAGAAGTTAAAGAGCATCTATTATATGCCAACAGAGAAGAAGCTAAGAGGTCTAAACCTACAAACAGAGAACGTACTGATATGCTAGATAATCCTATGGAAACTTTTGGATATGGGTACGACTTTGAGGGTCAAGGCAGGAGTTTAATGTTAATACGTGTAGCTAAACACGCTAAGGATTTAGGAGCTACTAAGCAACAGGTATTAAATCTTATGGAAGATATACAGAATTACTGGATTACTCCCCTTGAAGATGAAAGGTATGAGCGTACAATCGTATCTCAGATTTCACGTTGGGAATTTTAAATTAAAGGAGAAAGAATGACAATAAAATATACACAAGCTGAAGTAGCAGAAGCACTAGAGTATATGCTGAGAGATAAGTACCTATCTACATATAAGATGGAGTATGTACTAGAGACTAAGTTCGATACAGTAAACGGATGTTGGATAACAGATGTTAAAGTAGAGGAGGATGTCAATGTGGACGTACAGGGGTCATAAGGTATCTGAACTACCTGTAGATGTTAAGTATATGGTCTATTGTATTCATTATACAAATGGACAGAAGTATATAGGCTCTAAGGTAGTTAGGAGTAAGCAGAGAGCTAAACCTTTAAAGGGTATGCGTAGTAACGCTGTAAGGCTTATAGAACGTGAAAGTAACTGGAAAGAGTATATTGGGTCAAGTAAGCTAACTAAAGAGCTTACAATCCATTCTAAGGTGATTCTTTATCTATGTACAGATAAAAGGTCAGCTACATACTTAGAGGTTAGAGAATTAATGAAGGTAGATGCACCAATGAATAAAGACTATGTCAATGAGAACATTAACGGTAAGTGGTATAATAATGCACTTGATGGTGTATATAAAGGTCAAGTATTTAAAGGATTATTTGATGAAATTAATACAGAAAACACGCAAGATAAAGAATAAATGGTACGGGCTGTATGAATGCCCTAGTTGTAATCAAGAAATAGAAGCAAGAACAGATACAAAAGCTAATAACTGCAGGAGGTGTGCATACGACAAACTAAAGACTGGAGCACTAAAAGACAATAGGCTGTATGTTATATACAATAATATGAAACAAAGATGTGGCAATAAAAAGCATACATCATATTTGTATTATGGAGCAAAGGGAATAGAAGTATCTTGGGAAACTTTCAATGACTTTAGGTTATGGGCTGAATCAAGTGGATACAAAGAAGGACTTACCATAGATAGGATAGATGGCAATAAGTCATATATCCCAGAAAATTGTCAATGGATTACACGTTCTGAAAATACAAGGAAAGCTCATACGAGAGATATGTTTGATAGTCATAATGGTATTAAGATATCAATAGATGATGCATCTGAAATATGTGAAATGTATGAAACTGGACTATTTTCACAAAGAGAAATAGCAGAAGGTTTTGATGTAACAAGACCAACAATAAGTAATATAATAAAGGAATCAAAATGAGTGACAACTGTTTAGATGGAGTATATACTGGAAGCGTAGATATTAGAGGAGGACTGTTTGATGGACAAGATTAACCCAGATTATTATCTGAAGTTTAAGATTACACCTTATGACTATATCGTAGCTAATGACTTATCTTGGGAACAAGGTAATGTTGTCAAGTATGTCAGTAGATATAAGGACAAGAATGGTAAAGAGGATTTAGAGAAAGCTATTAAGTATCTACAATTATTAATACAGAGGGAGTATCCAGATGAAGAATAGACTAGACATACTGGAGACAGTATTAAACTACGATACATACGTAAGAACATCAGGCATAGACCTGTCACCAAGTGAAGTAGGTAGTAAGGGTAAGTATCAGATATGGTTGACCAATCAGGGAATACCTAAGTCACATCCCATAGCTACAGAACTAAAGGTTAATGCAGTAGTTGGTACAGCATTTCATGGTAGAGCTGAAGAAGCAATCAAAGCTACATATCCTGAAGTATATACAGAGGTAGACCTGTATGGGTTTATTGATGGTATTAAAGTCGGTGGTACATCAGATGTTATCTACGAGTGGTGCGATACATACGTAGTAGGTGACTACAAAACAATGGGAGCATTTGGTTTCAAGAAAGCAATGAGAAATGACTTCTTAGACTATGTACCTCAGTTGAGTATATACAGTTACCTGTATGCACAGATGAATGACCTTCCATACTCTAAGTATGGTGAACTATATATCGTGGTTACAGGTGATGCTGGGTACTTTAGAAAGGACGAAGGAGGAGGTAAGACACCTAAGTATGTTACAGAAACAGTTGAGTTACTTGATGAAAGTCAGGTTGAGTTACTAGTTCGTGAGACATACGATGCAATCAAGACAGAACCAGAGATGGATTGTCAGGATGATGGTTGGAATAAATGTATGTATTGTGAACTAGAGTGTATGTTTAGAGTACAGGGTTAGAGTTGAAGGTAAGACATGATATAATAAACAAAAAGGATTCATCATGAACTTAAAACCTATAGCAGGATACGAAGGACTTTACAGCGTAAGCGATAAAGGTTCTGTTATATCAACTCCTTCAGATGGAAAACCAAGAAGAACACTAAAGCATGAGGTTATGAAGCGTGGGTACAGAAGAGTATCACTATCTAAGAATGGAATAGTCAAAAGATGTCAGGTGCATAGATTAGTAGCTGAAGCTTTTATACCAAACCCAGACAATAAACCTCACATAAATCATATAGATAATACTCCGTATAATAATCGTGTTGAGAATCTTGAGTGGTGTACCCAAAAAGAGAATATACAACATGCTGAAAAGCAAGGACGTATGTTTATCAGAGAAGCTAATAAAATTCAGAAGGCACAATATATTGAGAGGTCCAAGAAGAAGTTCAAGGAACATTTCAAGGATAGATATATTGACTATAAGAAAACTGGTAGCAAATGGTTTGTTTATTACAAATGCTTACTATGCAATGATAAGGTTAAAACCAGAAGTGATTGCATGGGAACAAATACTGGATGTTGTAAGAAATGTTCATACAAATTAAGGAGAGAAAGACATGGCAAATAGAAATTCAACATGGGAGATCCGTTATGATTAAGGGCAGCAAGCTCCTCATAACGGGACTTTGAAAATACAGGAAAAACTACACTTACTGCAGACATAGAAGACGCAATGGTAATAGCGATAGATTCAAAGCCTTATCCATACAATATACCTCATTACGAAGTAAGAGAATTTAATGGTGTAGTTGATTTCAAGAACACTCTTGTAGAGAAAGTAAAATCTTACAAAGAGAAGTATGGGAAACTACCAGAAACAGTTATCTTAGATACAGTTACTAAGTTGTATGAACTCATCTACTTGTGGGCAGAAGACAACTACAAAGGTTTTGATGTACACAATGCTATTAGTAAGGCTACACTCCAGTTAAACGGGATGTTAGATAAGCTGCTGATAGATAGAGGTATTAACATGGTGGTTGTAGCTCACGTACAATACAAAGAAGCTACTAATAGATTTGTTGTACCTGCTACTGGTACTTTCAAAGACAATGGTTCTTGGATGTCTATTGTAGATGAAGCAAGTTACGTTCATGTACTAGGTAACGAAAGATGGATATCTCACAAAGAGATTAAGTTTCCATGTAGGAGTACATTAGGAAGTGAACTTAAAGAGAAAGACCTACTATCCAAGTACAGTATTCGAGACCACTTAGGTTGGTTGAAAGACGTAGCTGGTAAGAAGGCTGAGAATACGTTGTAAGACGTTACAAGAGGTTGCCCTATACATTGGCATTCGTGTATAGATTAGAGGGCTTAGAATGCAATATAAACAACATACTGAGGAGTATAACATGGCAGATTTTGATTTGGATTTAGAAGATTTTAGTGAAGAAGGTGGATTTAGTGATTTAAGAGAAGCAGGAGTTTACGATGTAGCACTTAAACACATTTCAATGGTAGTTAAACCAAACGGTGTAACAGAGTGGTCAGTAACAGTTAATGCTGGTGGTAAATACGATGATACATTCTATGGTGTAGCAGCTAAGTTTACAACAGGTAAGTTTTCACCAGGCATGAACAGAATTGTTAAACCACTATTGAAACTATGTGGTATTACAAAACCATCACCAGAGGGTAAGCTTGTGGATACTAAAGATGGTAAAAAAGAGATTACTGTATATGCAGGTATCCAAGACAACCCAGTTAAGATTGCAGTACGTAAAGAATGGTCAACTTACAAAGGTGAGTATGAGTCTAAAATCTTTAGAGTATTCTCATTAGATGGTAGAACATCTACAGAGATTGACAAGGGTCTTACAGAAGGTGTTGAGCTAGGTAAGCTTAGTCTTAACTCTGTAGATAGTGATTACAAGGGTAAAGCACCAGCAGCAGGACAGACAGCTACAGCAGCAGCTAAACCTGAAGTAGATATGTCAGATGACTTTGACATCGACTAATGTTTGAGTTTATCGAAGATAGGGAGAGTGAGATTTCTCTCCTGAAGTTCGCTAAACTAGAAGCAGCTTGTAACAAAGCAAACATACACGAAGCTAAAAATTTAGAGCCTATCTACAAAGCAGATGGGTCTATCCATAAAACAAAAACCAAAGAGAGACAAGTCATTGTTAATCGTTGGATTAAAGAGCAGAAGAACTTGAAGAAGTTCTTTGTAGCTCATCAGAAAGAAGGTACTTATGAAAGATACAAATACAGAGAAACAGTTACCCCAAGAAGAAGTCATCTCAAAGATTACTTTAACAGTTAATGAAAGAGTTGCAGATGGAGCAATTAGCATTACAACACAGTTTGATAAAACAGACACTACACTACTAGTACAGTCTATTGCATATATGCTAGACTCAGCATTTAATGGCAATGAAGAAATAGCAAGAGAAGTAGCTGGGATGTTACCAGGTGTAGTTCAGAAATATTTTGAACTAAAGAAGGCTGAAGAGGAAGAGGTTACAAGTGATACTCAAGACTCTGAAGAGGATTTGATTGAGCTAACAGAGCTTAACATAGGTGAACTGTCTGAGTTGATTCTAGCCTGTACTGAGTATGAAGAATTACCACTGTTATTAGCTGAGGTAGCTAGAAGGGGATTAGATGGCAACGGAGAAGGAAACTAAGGAGTTACTGATAGTAGCCTTCAGTGCTTATGCTACACACAAGAGTTATACACCAAGTGAATGGTTAGCTATTCAAGATGCTAAACGTAATGGTGGAGCTTTAGAGAAGAGATACAGAGCATTAGTACGTAGAGCATAGGAGATAAAATGTTTTGGGGAATAGTATTAATAATTATACTTGGATGGACATTCATCGAGTTGGCAAGATGCTGTTACAGATACGAAGAGAATAAGACAAAGAAGAAAAAGAATAAGAAACGTAAGTAGACTTTCCAATAATAACCCCCCATTACCCTAACAGGTAGTGGGAATATTTTTTTTACCTCATAACCAAACTGGTGTATGGAGTAGCAAAGATATCAAACGGACTGAAACCAAGTCCAAGGTTCTTCAATGGTTCTCCAAAGTTATTCATATACACGTTGTTGTCTGCAATTACACTCAGAGTTTCAGACCCAAGATAAGATATAAACAATGAAGCAAAGACCTTAGTAGGTTTATTCCATACCATCTTAGCAATAGGTTTTTGAATCCTGATTGCAAACTTACTGAATGGCATCAACATAGTTGCATTCAAGTAGTTAAGAGTCTTACTATCATTGTACGAGTAATCAATGAAGAAGTCTTGTGCTTCCTGGTATGCTTTGTCCTTGTTCATACCTTTCTTTATTAAATCAGTAGCCATGATATGCTTTGAGATAAAGTCAGAGTACTGCATTGCAGTTACCATAGCCATACCTTCTGGAGTATTCTCTGTTACAAATAGTCTGGTAGCATTCTTCCAGTATTTATCTATCTGTGTATCATCAAGTCCAGCTAAGCCAATAGTCTTACTGAACCCAGTCTTGATTGCTTCACCAAGAACCTCTTCAGTTACATTTGTAGATACTCTAACCTCTGATGCAAGGTCTTCCATAATAAAAGAGAAGAGTCCAGCATCCATACTTCTGGTAACAGGGTTGTCATCTACTCGTTTCTGTAACTTCCTTGCCTGTGCAGTATTGCCCTTACCAGTCACCTGTAATTTTAATAAATCACCAGCATCTTTACGATACTCATTAACCATATAAGCACCATCTACGTATCCCTTATAGATATCCTCATGGGATACACCATTCCAGTGTAGAAGCATAGCATTTGATATTGCATTACCCATGTGTACCACTGGGTTAAATAAAATGATACGTTTCTTAATCATTGATACAAATCCCTTGTAATATACATCACTGAGTCTCAATGCAAAGTCTGCTTTGTCATGCCACTGTTTACGGTCAAGTGTAACAGTATGACCTAGAACTGTAACGTCTGTTGGTATTCTAGGGTAGAACTCCCTGTATCCAAATATGATATCTCTGAGGTCTTTACGAATGTACATCGTTGTTCTACCTTCCATGACCATAGCATCAGCCATAGCAGTAGGTATCATTTCAGCTATCTCAAGAGTAGCTTTGTTCTGCTTCATATACAATTTCATATCAAGTCTATACTGCTTGGCATTACCATTCCATACTGGTTTCAATACTATCTTGTCAAACATCTCAGGACGTTCATTGTAACCCTGTTCAAAGTCCTTCTGTACAATCTCAGCAATCATACTATTCAGCTTCTTAGCTCCATGCTTACGCATAATCCTTGATGCTGTAGACCCTGTAACATGTCCAATACGCTCCTCCAATTTAAGTATGTCTCTCATCATCTTCTTGGTCATGATGTGTCTCTTTACATTACCTGCAAAGAATGGTTTAGAAATCTCATTTCCATTACTGTCTAATTCAATACTGGGAGTTACTCCACTATTGGCTTCAGTAGACATTGCTGTGTAAGCATCTGAGACCTCTGAATCTTCTACCCTAGTCTTAGCACCTCTTACACCCTCTTCAACCGTTGAAGCGTATCCTTGAACGTATGATGGCTTAGCTACATTTGATGTAAGTATTGTCTTATGCTTATCAGCCTGTACAATAGTGTAACCAGCTCTCAATGCTTGTTGGATGACCTCATCACTTGCATCAGTATTGTTCTCAACAATCTTCATTTCGATATTAGGGTCAAAGTCATTATTGGTAAATCCTTTAATCTTCTTATCCTGCTGATGTTCATCAAATAACATCTCATCAGTCTTGGTGTGTATTGCTTCTATAGCAGCAAGTAAATCATCTGCCTTAGGATTTCCTAGCATTTTCACTGCAGCTTCTTTAGAGGTACTTACAGAGTCTTGAATAGCATACAATGTAGTTAGTTCATCTACTAGTCCTACCATAGCTTGTTCCTCAGTACCTAGCACTTCCTTAGTAAGTGTGTTAGCATTCATATACCCATGCTCAGATACATTGACTCCAGTATTCATGAAGATAGCCAATGCTTTCATTGAGTATATAGCTACCTTCTTGTTACCAGGCAACATACTGTCCTCAAGGGATTGTATTGTTTTCTCAAGCTTAACAGTATCGCTCATTAGTTCAATGACCTGTTCTTTAGAGTAGCCATACTTAGTAAGGAGTACAAGAGTATCAGTGTTCATGAAACCTTTACCCATATCCTCCTCTTCCTTAACGGTGATATCACCTAGTACTTCTCTAAATAATTCAGCATAAGCACTCTTCATTGAATTCACTTCATTCTCTAATGAAACCCTATACTCTTTACCTATAGCCTGTATAGACTCAGCAAGTACACCCTCTGAACCAAACCAAGAATACTGTAATGATTGCAGAGTCTTGCTATTCATGATATCAAAGCCAGTCCACTTATCTACGACTTTATTAGCATCGCTTCTAAATGTTCTCCACTGCTGTACAGTTCCAGGCTTAGGTATATAACTAACTGCATTCTTTACTGCACCATGTATGGCAACATCAGCCATATCAATAGCATCACTGATACGTTGTATCATGGATGGGTCAGTACTCTTTACTGCCTTTATATTGGCTGTCAGAGCATTTGAATATAAATCTTGTAGTTGAGCATAGGCAGTACCTTGGAACTGCTTAGCACCTACGTATTTACTTCCACCCATAGCATGTAATGTATTACGCACATTGGCTACAAGTATATTGAAGTAGTTAAGAAGAACACCTAGTGCATTCTTTTGATACTC